GTCATCGCAGACAAGATGCCCTACTTGACGACGACGAGTAGGGCTGACTTCCTTAGTGCGTTTAACAAGCGTGTCAACTTCCGCAGTACGGAGCGAGTTGACCGTAGCATACGAGGCGCCGCTAGGAGCCTCATTAAGGAGATCTGCCCACGCCCCATGTCCGTATTTGATTGGGACGTGGATCTGTTTGAGGACTGGCTCGGACAATTTGACACCGAAAAACAGACAAGAATGCGCACAGCGTACCAAAATCAAGGCTTGGAGAGACTCCATGAGTACTCAAGCAAAGAGCTTTTCACCAAGGTTGAAGCTCTTGTTAAGCCTCACGAAACTGTTGCTCCCAGAGTCATCTTTAAGGGCACTGATTATTACAATATGATCAGTGGCCCTATTTTCAAAGTATTGATGGAGCGGTTTAAGAGCACAGAAGGCAATAGCAAGAATTTTGATTTCTTGCTGGCTTACAAGCAGCACACTCCTGAGATTGTGTCCTTTATGACGAAGCGTACTTGCAAGTCGTTCATAGAGGCGGATTTCTCCTCAAATGACAAGACACAAGTGAAGGATGTCATTGAGTTGGAGATTATGCTAATGAGGCAATTGGGTTGTCCTAGGTGGTTTCTGAAGTTACACAGGCATAGTAACAAGTTCTCGGTATACAATACGAAGTATGGCGTGTCCGCCATTGCTGAGAATCAGCTTGCTACAGGTGCCACAGATACCACTTTCCGAAATTGTTTTTGGAACCTGACAATATTTAAGGCTTGGGTTACTAAATACAAAATAAACAACGCAGTCGTGTGCGTTCTAGGTGACGACATGGTTGCCGGTTTGCCTCGTAGGGTTAGGCGCGCAGCCTACCACTACGAGCAAATAGCACGCTTAGCCAAGATGAAAGCGCAAGTGACCACCGGTCGCTTGTTGCATAACATGCATTTCCTTTCAAAACACTTTGTCCCGGTTACTAGGGGCGAAGAAACGCATGTTATGCTGCCATACATTGGCAAAGTGCTTGCTAAGTTCAATTGCAGACCGAATTCCAACCAGTCTGTCACCGATGATGAGTACATGGCTGGCAAAAGCCTCTCGTTTTGTTACGAGTTTCGCTACTGTCATGTCTTACGTGATGCTTTCGTTGAGAGGGCTAACTTCCACTTGACTCGTTCAGGTGGTAAGTATAGCCTTGAAGGCATCACTTACCATGTTAGGCAGTTCGCTGTCTACAAAGGCATGATTGAAGCTATGTTGGACGGGGCTACTTCCTGGCCTGACCTCGTAACTGCAGAGGATTTATCGTTGTTTTGGCTTACCACGGCTGATCTGACATTCTCCGATGTTTACCCACTGTTCTGCTCAGTAGTGCTGACCCACGGGTTTGGCATTCTAGACAGTTGGGCGCT